TTCACCACCAGCATCATCAGGGTCATTTACATAACCACCTTCGTGTTCTAAAACTACTTCTATTATTTCTTCGAAACTTGTTTTCATTTCATATATAAATATATATAAAATAAAAAAACCCTCAATTTATTTGTTGAGGGTTTCTTATTTTATTTTTAATTTTTATAAATTAGAATTTAAGTATAGCGTAATCATATCGTAATGTCAATGATATTTCAACTGGGTCACTTGAAGCGAAATCCATATCACCGAAATTAGCTGTTTGAATGTAAGCACCTTTTAATTCCCATCTTTCAACTTCATCACCAACAGGTCCTAATACTGAAAAAGTTATGTCTTTTTTATAAAAGTCAGAGTATCCATCTCTACCAGTTACTGATTCGTGATGTAATCTAATCCACTCAATTACTTGTTGAGCAGCTGAAGGAACAACTGGGTCATACATAGTAATTTCAAGGGGTTGCCATCTTGATTTTCCTTTAACATATCTTGTAACATTCATATGTTCAAGGATGACTTCATCTGATTCTAATGATGGTCTATTTATAGTTTTAATCAAATAAGCATTGATACCATCAATTTGCATTATAAATCTGTTTTTGAGTTTTGGCTCAAATGGTGTAAACATTATGTCTTGTGGTTGTAATAAATCTGGCATCTTTTTTCTCCTAATTAATACTTATAATACCTATACTTTCGTATTCATATATAAATATCTTAAATTATAAAAAAAAGGGGATTTAATTAAATAAATCCCCTTTTAAGTTACTTATCTACTACTCTGGAAAAGAAGCACCAGTTGGTAAGATAGAAAAGTCAAGAACAATAAACTCAGCAGTTCTTGTAGGTTGTAGGAATAATTGTCCTACAAGTTGATTTCTATCAATTGTATCCGGAGTATTGTTTGTATCATCCATTACTACTCTGAAAGCATTTAATCCACTTTGTGATTGAACCCTTTCTAAGAATGGATTTACAATATTCAAGAATCTATTTCTTGTTTGAATAGTATTTTGTTCAAACACTAAGAATCTTGAAGAACTCGCGATAAACTTCTTAACTCTGATTAATAGTCTTCTTACATTAATCCTATCAAGAGCACTTGATTTTTTCTGTAATGTTTTTTGGCCAAACACAGTCACCCCTTGTCCAGGGAATGTTGCGATTGGATTAACATTTGAATCATACAATGTGTCTCTTTGACTTTGAGTTAGTTTTCTTTCCGCTTGAATAGCTACATCAATTCCACCACGATTCAATCCAGCAGGAGCAAACCAGGGATGTGCAACTCTATCGTTGAATGCATATATTCCACCTAACATAACTGATGGTGGCACCCATCTTTGAGTTCCCGCGACTTGTGAATCAGGTACTTTTATCCAAGGCCAATACATAGCTGCAAAGTTTGAATCTCTAGCTTCAGCCCTCGTGGTAGCATCTGCTACATTTTTAGCATATACTACTGGGTCGATAATTGCAAAACAATCACCTCTATCTTCACAAACATCTATTACTTTAGCAGTCATTGATGGATGAACACTATCAATCAAACCAGGTGTTAATATTAAATTAATATCATACTCGTCTTGATTTTTAAGTAAATCTAAAGCTTGTGAATAAGCAGCTCCACCATCTGGAGATGTTAAATCATCTGGATCAAATCCCTGAGTATCTATACCATCTATTGTTTCATAGAAGTTTAAAGGATTTGTATTTGTACCATTTTGATTTCCTAAAGCATCGAAACCACTATATCCATCAGAACCACCAACGAAACCACCATTTGATGAACCACTACCAGCAGTTGGTAATGAACCTGAAGCTGAACCAATTCTAATGTTACCATTTTCATCTAAATAATCAATAGTTGGTATTACAGATTCAACAGTTACAAATTTAGATTTATTTGGATAAGAACCAGTTAATTGTAAGAATTTAGTACCATTATCATCACCAACTTGGAATCTTTGATCTCCAATTACTTTTGAAATAAAGTTTGGTGAGTTGGGGTCTAAATCAACTCCTGTAAATGTTTCAAGTGTTTGTTTTCTTTTAACAGAATCGTCACCTCTTCTAATTGCAAGAGTGAATGTACCTCTATTAGTATTTACATTTGATATTTCAAATCTAATATTGTGAATTGAACCACTTGAAAGAACAGCATTTGTTACTACACCAGTTTCAGCATTATTCATTATTGAACCATCAGCTAAAGTTCTTAATACAAAAGCTTCTGAATTGTTTGTTGCATCCACACCACCTTCCATATTCAATGAAGCATTACCTGCTGTTGATGCTGAAAGGAATAATGGGGTACTAGATGCTGCAGTATCAAGAGCAGAACCAGTTGTAATTGTTATATTACCACTTGTACCTAATTGTGAACCAGATAATATTACACTTCCACCTTTGATTGATGCAGTTACTTTTAAATCTATTGTTCCTGAGATTATGTGTCCATTAATAGCATCACGAAGATTACCTGCAACTTCAGTTACCATTGCAGAACCAGCTTCCGCAGTTTTTGCAAAATCAAGAAATACAGAATCTGAATCGTTTGGTAAACCAGCAGATGAAGACATAAAGTGAAAAACTACACCACCAATTGTCACTGTATCAGCACTAGCTGCACCAACTAAACCAGAACCTTCTCCTAATGAACCTGTTGGGTTTTGTGCGAATCCTAAAGATGCAGAACCAAATGTTGACCCAACTGTTGTAGATGAACTAACAATAGTTGTAGCATTTGAAAATTCTCCATCCATTATTCTTATCACTGTTAAAGTATCTGAATGTCTTAAATATTGTTCGGCAGTATGTGATGTTAAATATTGGTATGAATTTGAACCACTTTTAAATACATCTCCGAATTTGTTTTGAAAGTCTCCATATGATGTTACGACAGTTGGAATTCCTGCAGGACCTTTGACAGTTGGTCCGATTAGAGCAGCTCCAATATCAGCAACAGCAGACGGGAGAAATGTCTGGTCTATTTCTTTAGTAAATACACCAGGACTTATTATTTTTTCGGCCATTTAATTTCTCCTAAATTTTTTAAGTTAACTTTTGAGGTTAAATATACTATTTGCGCATTAGTATTATTCATATATAAATATATGATTAAAACTCCAAACAAGAAAATATTTTTTTAATAATTATTGTTTATTTGGTGTGAATACACCTGTTTCAGGATTTAAAGAACCTTGACCATATTTTTCTGTAATTTTATCAAGGAATTTTGTTTCATCATCTTTTACTTTTTTTAAATCTTTAGTTAAAGCTTCTTCTTGTTCATTCATTCTTATTTTAGATAACTTGAGTTGTCCAAAACCTACTTGAATATTATAGTAAGAATTTTGAAAATCTTTAACCATTTTCATTTCTTCTTCATTAAATTTTGTTTCAGATGTTTTTTCTTCTAGCTTTTCAGCTAATTTTGATTCTTCTGGCATTTGTAACCTCCATTATGATTTGTTATATAACTATATATAAATATATATAACTTTTAAAAACAAGTAAATTATTTTCCTACCTCTTTATCTGTAGCGTCACCTTCCATACCAAATACAACTCTTGATGTAGTGGTAAATTTTTTCATATTTGATACTTTATTTGTAACAACTGAATTTAAGTATTCTGGTAATAAATAAGCTTTTGTTAATACCGAGAATGTTGATTTAATAAATCTCTCACCATCTTGATTCATTTCTGATGCATCTGATACAGAATCTATATTACATAAAAACTTTATTTTCTCCCCATCACCCCAATAAGTGTGTGATTGGTCTACAAAAGATTCAATTAATGGGTTCATTTGTTCAATAAAGTTTGTCCATAATACAAATTCATAAGTTATATCTGAATAATTTGGCATTCCAGTAACTACATTTTCATATACAGGTTGATTTCCTTGTTGAGCAGAAAATCTGTCATACTGATTTTCTTTACTCCAAGTAGAATTTCTGACAACATCAACATATTTTCGTTTAATATCATGTGGAAATCCTTGTCCTGATAAATCATTTCTTGAAACCTCTGTCCTTCGTAACATTATTAATGGAAGTATTAATGATTGATTTTTATCTCTCAATACCCCTCTTTTTCTAACAGCTTTCCACCTTTCTTCGTTACCATACATAACAGGAACTTTGAATGTTTCATTAGCATCTCTAATGGTAGGTTTCATTATATCTTTAACATGACTTAATATAGATGTATCGACATCTTTAAGGGTTATGGCATAGTTTTCAGAAAAGTTATTACCAGGTATAATAGTAGTTTCTCTATTACCACGAATGGTAGTTTGTTTTGTAGAAACTTCATTAGCTCTATTCACTAATTCTTTGTTTAGTGTTTGTTTATTTGTAATTCTATTTACTGCCATTTCGTCTTCTCAGTTTTTTAAGTTTATCTAATTTATTATTAACTTTACCTTTTACTTCTTCTGATTTAATACTACTCATATCGGCTTTACCAATTGCAATTTCTTTTTTTATATCTACTTCAATAGCTTTTGTTCCTGTTTGACTTGGTGAATCAAAGTTGTCTAATTTATTCATCAACTTACCCATCATCTGTTCCATTTGTAAATTACCATTTGGTTCAGGTGTGTAGGTATGTTTTC